GCCTTGCGTTCACCGCATCGCTACCGGAAACCACGCTCGGAAACGATGTCCGCGCGCTGATCGAGCGCGGCGACCTGAGCGGCGAGATGTCTTTTGGGTTCATCGTTTCCGAGGATAGTTGGAACAGGACCAGATCCGAACGTCTCGTAAAGCGCGCGCAGCTGATCGAGGTCAGCATCGTGCAGGACGCGGCGTACCCCCAGACCAGTTCGAGCCTGCGGAGCGTGTCCGCGGCTTACAAGAATGCCGCACTTCTGCGGCTCGCACTTCATTTCCGAAGGATGACCGATCATGTCCGATGAGTTGAATGAGCTTCAGCAGATCACCCACCAGTACCGCAAGAGCCTCGCCGCGTTTGAGTCGCGCACCGGCCTTGCGCCGCAGCTTGTCGACACCCGCGGCGCGGGCGAGGAACGCGAGAAGTTCGCGAAGATGGACGCCGACCTTACCGCCGCCGAGCTGCTGATGCAGAATAAAGCGCTTGAGGCTCGTCTCGCCAAGATCGAGAACCAGCCTACACTTGAGTCGCGCGCGACCAGGGCAACGCTCGGAGCGGAGAACCGCGACAGCGCCGATTTCGCTTCGCGCTGGCTGCGCGCTGGTGCGACCGGCTCGCCAGAGTTCCGCGTCTTGACGAACGGATCTACCACCAACGCTCCCGTTCCGACCGACATGGAGCGCCGCATCGTTGAGCGCTTGTACCAGGCGTCCACGATCCGGCAGATCGCGAAGGTCAACACGATCGACAGCGCGCGCACCATCCGCGTCGAAAGCACGCTCCCCACGGCGTACATCGTCGGCGAGACGAACGATTCGACGGTGTCCGATCCGGCCTACAGCACCATCTCCGTCACGCCGTACAAGTTCGTGGCCGCCACAAAGATGTCGCAGGAGTTCATCGATGACGCGATGGGACAGGGCGGCCCGGGAACGGCGCTGCAGTATGTGAGCGACCGTCTCGCCATCGCGCTCGCCAAGCTGCAGGACCAGAAGTTCACCATCGGCACCGGATCGAGCGAGCCGCAGGGCATCGCCGACTGCACCTCGACCGGTTGGGCGACGACCAATTCCGGCAACATCATCAACCAGGGCGTCGCGCTCACCGAGGATCAGACGGTGGCGAACATCACCGCGGACAACATCATCGACTGCATCCTCACGCCGAATCCGTCGTACCGCAACAGCGCTCGCTACCGCTGCCTGCTGTCGGATGCCTGCCTCCGAGCAGTTCGCAAGCTCAAGCAGAATTCCGAGTTCATCTGGACCCCTGCGCCCAGCAACGCGCAGTCAATGACAGGAGGACTTCCCGGCCTGATCTGCGGCGTTCCGTACACGATCTCCGAGTACCTTCCCAGCACTGCCGCGCAGACCACGACCGGCGCGAATGTGCGCGGTTCCGCGATGTTCATCGCGGGCAATTGGGACTATTTCGAGATCTTCGACCGCATGGGAATGCAGTCGCTGTTCGATCCGTACAGCTCGTCGCTCTCGCTGCAGTCCACCCTGTATGTGTGGATGCGCACCGATTCGAAGATCACGCTTCCCGAGGCTTTTGCCGCTATCTACGCGCCGAACGCCAGCTGATTCATCTCCTTTCTCCCGGCGCTCCGGGCGGGAAACCGCCCGCGAGCGTTTTCCATGAGTGTCCCGCTTTCAACGATCAAGAGCGCGCTCAAGATCGACTACGACGACGACGACGCAGACCTTATCCGTCTGCGCGAAGCCGCCACGCAGTTGATCGAGAACCGCTGCCAGCTTGCGATTGACCGCAGATCGGCACAGCTGTACCTGTCGTCGTTCTCCGATGTCCTGATTCCAGAGGCCCCGTTTGAGTCGGTCACGGCGATTTCGTACACCGACAGCGCGGGATCCGCGGCCACGCTCGGTGCATCCGAATACCGCGTGGACCTGACGCAAGGACCGATGCCCGTCCTGCGGTTCATCGACCCCCCGGCGATCTATGAAAACACGTCGATCACTGTGACTTACAACGTCGGATACACCTCGATCCCGGGGCCGCTGACACACGCGATCATCGCTCTTACGGGAGCGTGGTACAACAATCCCGAGGCGTTCCAGCCGATCGGCCTGAGCATGGTCCCGATGTCGGTCGAGTTCATAATCAGCGCCTATAGCACCGGGAGCCGAATCCGATGATTTCCGGTGGCGTTCTCCGATGGACAGCCACTGCAAGCGCTCCGAGCGATACGCAGGATTCGCTAGGGATGCGGGTATCCACGTGGCGCGATCTTGGCACGTTCCGCTGCGACCTGAGGGAACAAAGCGCGGTGGAGCAAGGCTACGCGGATGGCGTCGCCGTGGTCCGGCAAGTGGAAGTGCTCGCGCGCTGGCAGGCGATAGTAAACATCGGCCTATCCGAATTGCATCGGCTTACCGTCCGCGGACGGACGCTGCGAATCGTGAGCATCCAGAACGCAGACGAAGCCGACCGCCGAGCGGTCATCCAGTGCGTGGAGGTCAACTAATGGCCTCGATTGAAACCGCCGTCCGCGCGATGCTGCTGAACGGTACGACCCTGGCAACCGCCGGGATCCCCGATGCGCGCGTGTTCCACGGGTACAGGCTGCAGGACACGACGCTTCCCGCTTGCACCTACGAGGTGCAGCAGACGGAAACGCTGACCATCGGCAGCAGCCCTTTGCGGCAGGCGACCGTGGCGGTGACGGTCACTGCATCCACAACGGCTGCGGCGCTTGGATTCCTGTCGGCTCTGCGCACTCTGGCAGCGGCGGGAACGTGGGACACGATCGAAGTGCAGGCGGTCCAGGAAGTCGGCCACGTGGTCGAGCCTGCGACGCCAGGCGAAGGCGACGAAGCCGAGCCAGCGCAGCTGACCTATACATTCACCGCGACCTATAAGGAATAGAACATGGCGACCTCTGGCGCAATCGCAAGCCTCTCCTACAACGGAACCGCAGTTGTCGGCGTCGGTACGGCGTCATTCAGCCTGCAGCGCGCGGCCTACGACGCGACGGGCATCGGGACTCTCGACGGCGTGTTTGTCACCGGATACCAGACGGGTACAGCGACCGCAGACCTGTTCTTCGACCTTGATGAAACCACGAACAAAGCGCTGGTGGACGACTGCAACTCGGGCGCGGCCGCGAAGACGTTGCTACTCACCCTGGAAACTGGCGAATCCATCAGCGGTTCGGCTTTCGTGACGGGGTTCGACGTCACTGCATCATCGGGAAGCGTCACGCGCGCGACCATTTCATTCCAGCTGACCGGCGCAATCACCGTCACGCATACCTGACCATGAGCATCAAGGACGCACTCACACTGAGGCCGAAGACCGTCGATATCGACGGCCATTTGGTCACGCTTGCGCGGCCTTCGGCGCTCGACCTGCTCGACGCGCTCGATGAAGCGAAGCGGGCGCCGGAAAGGCTGTACCTGTGGCTGGTGGCGCGTCACCTGCTTGAGGACGGAAAGCCCGTGTTCGCGTCGCCAGATGAAGTCGGCGCATGCGACGCGCTGTTGGTTCAGAAGATCGGTAGGCAATGCGAGTTGCTTTACGAGGAAGGCCGGGACTGACTGAGGCGCAGCGCGTGGTCCTCCGCTGCGCCATGACAAACGCGAGGACCGATCTAGCAAGCATCTCCGTGGTCGTCATCAATGCCTCGCTTGAAATCCCCGATTGGACAGGCATCCGCGGCAGGCTTGACGCGCTCGCCGGGCGCGACCACCGCGCGCGGCGCTGGTTACATGACCGCGACGATCGACCCCGCAAGCATCAAGGCGCTTGAACGGGCGTTGCAGAGCGTAGACAAGGGGCTGCGAAAGAGAATCGCAAAGGAAGCGCTCCGCAAGTGGGGACGGGTCACGGTAAAGGCGGCGAAGGGCTTTGCATGGCGCAACGCCGAGCGGACGAAGCGCCAGCTAACGCTGAAGGTCAAGAGCTACAAGCGCGCAGTGTGGGCAGGCGTCGGAGTCAAGACGGAGCAGATCAAGACTCCGAGGGAATCCCGTCTTGGCCGTCATTCTCCGTTCGTCGGGTGGAAGTCGCATTTTATGGAGGTCGGTTGGCATGCGTTCCCCAAAAACTACGGTGGATTCGGCCAGGGCGGCAACGTCGCGCGGAACGAAGTGCGGCAGAAGAACCTCCGTATAGAGCGCGGCGAGGCGTTTACAAAGCAGATCATCGCGTACCGCAACGGCAAGCCGCACGTCCGCACGATCAAGGAACGGGCTTCGAAGCTGTCGCGCGACAATCAGGCCGCGTTCGGTGGCCGTGGGTGGCGGCGCGGCGTCCGCGGCTACAAGGGAACGTTTCAGAGCCAGTACGCCAGGCACTATCTGTTCAAGGCCGGGATGGTCGGACGGTCGCACTTGATCGCGTATCTAAGCCAAGCTGCAGCCGATGCGGTTCGCGACGCGCAGAAGGGAAGGACCGCATGAGCGCGATTCCAAATCTGAATATCGGCGTTACCGTCAACACTGAGCAGGTGCCGAAGGCGCTGGCAAAGGTCGAAACGCAAGTAAAGGAAGCCGCGGCGCGAATGAGCAAGGTCCGGGCGTCGATCGGCGCAATCGGAGGCGCGATCGGCGCCGGGCCTCTCGGTGGAGCGGGAAGTGCTTTGGGTGGTCAGATCGGCGGCGGGCTTGGCGTCGGGCTCGCTGGCGCTGGCCTCGCGTTTGGCTTTGCGCAGCGCATGGAGCAGGAAGTGCGCTCATCGGTCAAGGGCGCTGCTGCCGCACTCGATGAGTTCCGCAAGACAGGCGAACAGACCTTCGCCGCGAACAGCGTCATCCTCCAGCGGCAGGCGCAGATGGAAGCGTCTTTCGGGCAAGGCCAGCGCGGGTTTGGAGCTGGCTTCGCAACAGGTATTAGCGGCGGCGAGCCGTTCCAATACTACGGACTCTCCGAAATGACCACGCAGGTCGGCGCGTTCGTCGGCGGCTTAGTCGGCAGCATGGGCAACCTGCAGGACGCGTTTGACGCCGCGGCTCTATCCATCGCTGGCGAAGGCGTCGCGAAGCAGATCGAGCAGGAACAGCGGACGCGGCAGAAGATGATCGCGGCGGGGGAGATGTCGGACTATTCCTTTGGAGCAGGACTCTACAATCCGCTTTCACAAGGGCCAATCGCGTATCTCGGAGATAAGTTCGTGCAGAACAGCGCGGTTCTTCAGTGGGCAATCAACCTTATTTCCTAAATGCCTACCTACACAAAGACCATAACCGACGTGCAGGTACGCTCCGGCGAATTGGGGCGTCCCAACGAAATCGTGCAGACGATCGTAGTGCAGCGCGTCAACCTGAATTTCATTGACGTCGATCAGGAAATCAAGGCTATCCAGACAGAGGGCCACGTCCCCGTCATCAACGCTCCGTATGACGCGACGCCCCCGACAGACATGCTCTGGGAACGCTACGCGCTCTGCCGCAGCATCGACTACCGACTTCTTGGTGGCGGCAAGGCGGTAGTGTTCACCGTGACATATTCAACGCTCTGGATGGAAGATGCAAAGGTACGAGGAACGTACGTCTTGCCGTCGCAGACAAGCTACGTGTCTCGCGTGCGTTCGACCAACATCTACCGGACCGGGTGGACCACAGCGCCGAGCAATACCGACGCGAGCGCCGACATCGGCGGCACGGCGGTAAGCAACGGAACAGCGGCAAAATCAGAACAGGTTCCGCAGCTGCTAGTGCGTGTATCGCTCACTGCGGACGCCAGTCTTGATGACATGTCAAAGATAGCGACGCTGAACGCCAACTACCTCGACTTCATCAACAGCGCGGCGTTTGCGGGATTCGCGGCGGGTACGCTGGTTTGCGAAGGCTTTACCGTCCAGAAGAACGGCAATGGGTTTGAGTTTTACGACGTGATTTTTGAATTCCTGTACGACAAGTGGTTTCATCTTGAGCAGGTATGCGACACGGACGAAAAGGGATATCCGTTGCTCAACAGCGCGAAGGCGCCGAGCGTGGTCAAGTGGAAGCGGGTCACACGCGGAACGGTGGATTTCAACGATATCTTCAAGGTTAGTGGGACGCTTGATACCGCCTGGCGTACACGGACCATTGACGGATGGTGGGTATGACGCTTCGCCAGCTCAAGACCATTACCCGTTCGATGATCGACGTGGACCGCGCGCGGCGCGACGTGCCACAAGTCGAACCCGTGCCGTACAAGCTCTGCAAGGTCACAAGCGCAAGCGCGATCAGCGGCCAGGATAAGCGGTGGCTCTACACCGTCAAGGAAGCGACGATCGGCGCGGCATCGCCGTACACTCCGGGCCTATCGGTGAACGCGCCTTCATATAGCGCGCTAAGCGTGAGCGAGTTGACCAACGGAGCGTCGGCCGTTACGTACGCCTACGGAATCGTCAAAGCCAATATCCCCGCGGGATTTGCCGCAGTACAGATTCCGCTGAATACGTTCGTGCTCTGCGTGCCCTGGTGGAAGGATGATGGAACGGGCATCTATCTGATTGTCAACACGCAAGCCATCGATGGAGTGTGCTAATGACAGCCATTCAACAAGACGTAATCATCGAGCAGGGCGCGACCTTCCAGCAACTTTGGGAGCTGCAAAACAAGGATCTCACCAGCGGATATACGTTCCTTGCGAAGTTCCGCGCGAGCCATACGGCGGCAGCCGCAGTGCTTACGGTGACATCGTTCACCGTCGTAAAGTCGGGATCGCATACCCACGTTACAGGTACAGTCTCGGCGCTTGTGACTGCCGCATTGGATGCCCCGGCAAATGGCGTCTACGACCTCGAGGCCACCAAGACAGCCGACGGCAGCGTCACGCGCGAGGCCGAAGGTTCCTTCTACATCACGCCCGAATCCACCAAGTAGGAAAACAACATGGCAAACAAAGCGGTCAAAGTGCTTCCACTCGCGAACTCCGGAGCTTTTACCCAGTGCGATACGCTCAACTCCAATGTCGACGTGACCATCGGCGCACCGGCAGGTGTCCCGACCGACATCGTATTCAACGCGGCAGACAGCACAGCCGCGGCCGCTGAGTTCACCGCGGGTCGCGTCTTTCAGGTAGTCGCTGGGCAGGCGCCGTACATGATGCGCTTCAACCCTTCTACGACCTGGGTGCGCTCGTCGACTACGACCGGTGGGTACACCATCACATTCCTTTTCCAGTGGTGATCCGATGGACGTCGCAACCCTCGCCGGAGCCCTGGGCGTCATCGCCTCGATCGTCTCGACCACGATGATCGTGGTCGGGAAGCTCACGCGGGTCGAGGTGATGCTTGCCGAGCTGCGCGCGCAGATGGCGTCATACGAGCACCGAATCACCGAACTTGAAAGGCGGGTCAAGTGAACAACCGAAACACCACTCTCGCAGGCGTCGGCGCGATCATCGCGGCTGTCGGCGGCATCGTCTCCACCTGGCCGACCGTCGATTGGGCTACCGCGATCGCGGCGATCATGGCCGGGCTCGGCCTGATCTTCGCGAAGGACGCGAAGAAGGATGCTTGAGCGTGTCGTCGCACAGATCGCCGTCGCGCTCCTCGCTTGGGTTGACAAGCGCCTCGAGCGCTCGGCTATTGCCGTTGATGCTGATGTGGACCGTGATCGTCTTGAGCGCGCTGGCCGTCGGATCGCTGA